AGCTGGTTATCTAAGTCAGATTGGATTTGATAAGCCTTTAAATTTAATTCTGCTATGTCCTCCATCGGTGGGCGTGACTCCATAAAGTTCACCCTGTTCGCATAAGCAACAGCAAAAGGAATCTCTGTTAATGACGTTGTTCCTTCTTCATACAAAACATATTCAGCTTTTTTTTCATCTTTTCGATGTAATTCATAATTGCCAGGAGTTAAAACCCTAACTTGTTCAACTTCTTTTTCTCCATAATCACCATCTGGGACAATTACTTTTTCTAAAAGTCTAAGTTGTGTAAATTTCTGCATCCCATCAATAATTTCTGTCCTCCATCCCAATATTTCTCTAGGGGTATAAGTAACCCAATATGGACGACCTTTATCACCAGATGCAGGAGCATCAACTAAAACACCAACATGTCCATATCTAATTGCTAATCTTGCTGTTTCATAAGTCCAAACATTTAAATCATTTCCCTGAAGATCTACATCGAATAATTGTTCTCTAATAACGTCACCAATATCATTCAACCGAACAGGTTTCCTAACTAACATTCCTCCTAACATCTTCTCGATGCGTTGTAGATATGGAGGAACAACAGAACGAGCTAAACGATTGTCATATTGATCATCTAATTCCCTTGGTTCTTGAGGTAAATATCTTCTGTGCTTTTTCCTAACACCAAAAGTTCCGCTTTGTAAATCTTCACTTAAGATCCAATGCGGTTCCATATTCTGCCAAGCAAAACATGGGTCTTCTACCGTCACACCTGCGGCGGCTTTTTCTCGGTTGTAATAGTTGTAGCCGCTATACATGATGAAACTTCAACGCTATGTGAATAGTTTAGTCTTAATACAGCCTAATACCCGTACCTCTTCCTGCTCTTGCATATAAAGGATTGAACTCTCTCCATACCAAATAACCAAGGGCATCGTTGGCATGATCATAACCAGATTCTTTGTCTGGTTCTCCTTTTTCGGTATAAGACTGAAGTTCTAAACACTCTATTAAGCATCTGCAACAGGAAGCAATCTCCAGTCGTATTTTTCCTTGTCCGTTCTCAAGAAGAGCTTGGACAGACGAGACTCTATCTCTGATCGGTGGGTTTGCTTTCGGACTTTGATTTGTGAATCCATAACCTTCGAGTATGGATATATCGGTTTGTGCTGCATTGGTAGAACGATTGCCTCCTGAAGAATCTGGATAAATTAAGATCCGCCTATGTGGATACCTTCGGCGAATTTCTTGAGCAAGAGCATCAGTATCATGTGCCCCTGTAATTTCATCAATTATGATTAACTTTTCACCTGTCCGCACCCCTATTATGGCTGACATGTTGGAAATGTTAAAATCAATTCCAATCCGTAAGGGTTCATCTTCAAAATCAAACTTCTGATCAGTGACATGTAATTGTCGATTGAATCTGTCATAAACCTGACCAGTTGTTAAATTAGTAAATTCTCCATTCAAATAAGCTTGTAAGAGACTTGGATCATAGTTAGCTTCTAATCGTTCAATAAAGTCTTGAGGTAGATGAGGATTATCTGTTGTTTTCATTTTTATTAATTTACGATCATCTCTTTTTTTGGCCTCATCAGATCCGAATGTGTTCCACATCCATCTGAAACCTTCAGGAGTAGAAGCGGCGGCAAATTGTCGAACATTTCCAGAACGTAAACGACCAAGGATCTTTGGAAACGCTTTACCTGCAATGGAAGGTGAAACAGTATCTATTTCATCAGCAAGAACAAAAGCCAAGTTAAGACCAATAATTCTTGACCAATTCTCAAAAGATCTACATAGAATTTTGGTATCAACGCCCAAATGTAAAACATATTCAGGGAGTGGTGAAGCTCTGAATGTATAAGGAATTTCATAGTCTTCTAAAAAAGTTTCAAAATCTGTTAACCAAATATCTCTAATAAGTGGACCTGTTGGTTCCATTACACATCCTGTAAATCCTTTATTTAAGCAAGCAAGTTCTACTGTTTTGGCACATAACGCTCTGGTTTTTCCAGCACCATAACCTGCTGATAATCCTATTATTTCTGTAGAAGAATCTTCAACAAATGCACGCTGAGAAGGATGTAAATCATTATGAATACGCTTTAAAATGTCTTCAATAACTAAATCTTCCGTATAACCAGATTGGTGTAAAACATGTCCTTGATTACAAGTAAGAAGAATACTCACGAACAAAGAGAAGTAAGTTTTGCAGCAGTGTTAATAGCCCCAAGTGCCACATGTAGTTGACCAGCTCTACGGGCTTCCATTTGAACTGTTGATAATTGTCCTAACAAATCTGCAATCATTTGAGGTCGATCTATATCAAAATCTTGTTTCATTTTTTCTCTTGCTTTTTTTAGGTAAGTATCCACAGTTCTTTCTGATACCCCCCAGTTCTCTGCTGCAAATCGTATGCAATCGGATCTTCTTCCACCATTAGAAACAATTCGGACAAAACGATTCACTCTATATTCAACTTCTGCTTGTGTGGATTTAGAAGCGGCCATTAAACAATTCCTAGTTTCTTTGCAGCATCAGGATTTCTAGGTCCAACATAGCGGAAAGATGCTGTAACTCGATCATCAGCAAAAGATTGTCTGAACGAATTTACTGATTTGACTCGATGTTTCATTTTTTTTACTTTGGCATTTGCAGTATTTATAGAAGGTTTTCTTGTCATTTTCCATAAAGGTGATCTTGCTCTGTAGGCAACCATCGCTGGATTCGCTGTAACAGAAGTATATTTACGGCCTCTAATTCCAGAATAAGCAGACGCAATAAAATTAGAAAGAGCGTTACCTATTCCAATACCTTGAAAATCAGGTAAACAAACAGTTCTATGCTCTTTCCATTTTGTTCCTGATGGGTGCATTAAGTGCATAACAGCAGTGAAAGCTATTGGTCTTCCTTGGAAGAAAGCACAAAAACATTTAGATCCTTTATGACAAGCATGACTTAAATAGTGATATTTACTGAAGATTTTCCAGTAATCGTTTGGTACGGGTCGAATGTCGAGAGAGATTTGAGGTCGCCGAAGACAGTCTCTTGCAAAACGAGAAGTAGAAGGATCGTAAACCCAATCAGGTTCTAACCATTCAAGAATGTCGTAATGACAAGAGACAGCGACAAATTTCTGTTTTTTTCTTCTAACTGCTTTAGCGATAGCAGCAGAACCTACTTGAGCGACAGTTCTGTCTACAACAGAAGTAAATTCATCAACAACAAGAAGATCAGGAGATTCTGCTAATCCTCTAGCAATATTGACTCTAAATTGTTCCCCATTAGAAAGAACATGAAAAGGTCTTAACCAAGAAGGAGGACTAGAGAATCCAACTGAAGATAAAAGTCCTGTTATATCTTTAATTCCCATTGACTTAGGGAACGAATCAACAATTGAAGATTCAGGATTCCATTTATATTCTTGTTGAGCTTTTTTTGGGAATAATTCGTGAGCAAGAGTTGATTTACCACAACCTGAAGGACCAACAATCACTCCAACATTCCAATCAAAATCATCAATAGGAATATCAGCAGTCCATTCAACTGTTGAAGTTGGTGATGGAGTAACTTCAAAAATCCCTTCTAATTGAAGAACTCTAGGAGTTCTTTTAATAGTGGAAGATCTTAAGTATTTAAGGCTCGGCATTTAAATCCTTGATTAATAAGAGTTTCGAGAGAAGCAGATTGTTCTTCTTCTGTAGAGCACTGAATCATAATTTGAAAAGATTCAGATAACTGTTCAGATTCATCATCAGCGATGTCATCTTCTTCCACACCTAATATTTCATTAATATCATCCTCAGAGAACCAAGGAGAAAGATCAGTTTCTTCTCCTAATCGTTGAAGCATTTCTCCATCCCATTCGGATAAATCAGAGGTACGATTATCCGCTAAGTTTGCTCCTGTTTTTTGATCATTAGACCAATTAGTTCTTTTAACTGCAATTAATTCATCTCCTTCTGTCTCTATAACTCTAACTTTGTCAATACCTAATTCTTTAGCCGCTTCAACAGTGCCGTGACCTGCAATTAGCATGTTGTTTTCATCTATAACAACAGAACGAGCAGCACCGTAACGTTTTAAAGATTCTTTAATTAGATGAGAAGATTGAGGAGTTCTTCTTCTTGCATTTTTCGGATCAGGGGTTAGATCAGAAAGTTTTGTAGAAGATGTCATTAAAAATCATAACTATTCCGAGTATATCTAATGCCAATAAAAAAGCCCCTTGCGGGGCTGGATTGTTTATTGCTTATCTTTTAAAAATCTTTTCAAATGATCGAAATGAATTGATTCAATTTCGAGAAGGAAAGGATTAATTTTCCGATAAGGGAGAAGAGCTTCTTGTAGATCGTCTTCAAAAGTTGAATCGATTTTCTTAAGCATTTGTCTCCTCCTTTCTTGCGATTCCTTCGATGGCATCTTCTAAATCGATAGTGGAATCAACTAAATCTCTGAGTAATTCGTGCTCTTCGACTAATTCATCCCATTTCTCGTCTGAAATGCCTGTCCGCATTTTATGAAGAGCATTTGTAACTTCAATTGCTGCTTCAAAAATGGCGGGGATGCGATCAAAAACCGTTTCGGATTTTTGAACCGCTTCAGTAATCGCCTGAAACGTAGTGGTCATTTGGTTTTCCAGTTGCGTGTGAATCGAACGAATCCGTCCGATAACACACTAATAAGACAAAAATGCGGTTTGACGGCATAATTGTTATATTTCGTAGCAATTCGTAGAGGCCAGTTATATTTTGTTGAAAAACTTTGATTAAAAGCGTCCAACTTGGACCTCAGACCTTAAAAGGTATTGATATAATTAAATGCGGCTCAAATGCCGCATCAACACACGCACCTTGAAAATTTATGTCATCTAACCACGAGTTAAATGGACCTTGTATTGTTACTAAATACATGGGTCCAACTAATTACAGAGGTTCAAGAATTAAAGCAACTCATAAAAGGGATAGCGAAAAAACTTGGAGTAAAACCCTTAGTTGGGATTACAAGCTCGACCCAATGGAGAACCATCGTGCCGCAGCCCAAGCGTTAATCGAAGCGTGGCCATTTAACGAGTACAACAAGTTCAAGTTAAAAGCCAGTGGATTCGATCATAACCACTATTACTTTCTTGCAGTTTCTATTTAATTTTTACCTCTACTAATTATGAAATTTCAAACTCTTTCGTTTCGTGTAACGGATCGTCAAGGCTATTTCCTACAGGAATTAGCCAAAAACGACCAACGAACTTTAGAACAACTTCTTTATATTCTTCTTGTCGAAGGTTCAAGTTATTATCTTGAGTGCCGTCAGGTTTCAGTCAAGAAAAGAACAGAAGACTTTACGAAAGAAGAATTAGAAAAGATAGCAAAATGGGACAAAGCAGAAAAAGAGAAAGAACATCCTTTCCCTTCTGACTGCTACGTTTGCCGCTATTTTAATTTCGAAGAAATTGGAGAAGTTCTAGATTCTTTAACGGATAATATCTTCAACGAAGAATTAATCAATTGGAGAATCAGCTACCCATTCAATAAGGAGGGTAACTAATAATGGAAACGATCAAATGGTTTGAAGGTAGAGAATCAACAAGGCAATTACCTCCAGAATGTATTGCCGATTGCTCAGGAAGTGGAGATGCTACCGAGAACGTCAAAGGATGGATAGAACGTCTCGACTTTGACGGTCCTAAAGATCTTTTTAAAGAACACTTAAAGGAATACGGAGCATGGTCTGAAGAACAATTAGAAGACCACGAAGAAAACAAAATGAGAGTTTTGTGGACTTGGGCTTGCGATTGTTCTGAACAACCTGGCAGTTACGATTATCTTTACCTTGGAACATGAGTCAAGTTCACTCTCTTTCCATTCATCCTCCTTACGTTGAAGAGATTCAACTGGGTTACAAAACGTTCGAACTCAGGAAATACAATCCACGGATCCACCGTGGATCCTGGGTTGCCATATACGAAACGAAACCAACAATGGCCATTACCACGGTTTTTCAAGCAGGGAATACCCTCGTAGAAGACCCTCAATGGTTTTGGGATAACCACCATTGTTCACTTGGCATAGATAAAGAGGCTTACTTCGAGTATTTCAAAGGGAAAAACACCATTTTCGCTTTAGAAATTTTAGAAGTTCGTACATTAGATAACCCAATTGGGTTAAAAGAGATGAAATACAGGTACAGGATTCATCCTCCTCAAGGCTGTATTACCATCAAAGGAACAATTCCTTCACGCATACGAGACTTAATCAATTAAATTTGCTATAGTCAGTCTGCGTGTGAAAGAAGTCCCGTCTTCAAAGGGGCTTCTTTTTTTGTGATTATTCAGGAACAGTGAGGTCCGCTTGTTCTGCCGCATTGAGAATATCCGCAGTTCGTACAAGATATTGCATTAAACCAGCAACAACTTTTGGATCTAAACGCTCTTGATCATCAAGGGCATTATCCAAGATCGCATCCGCAACATATTCAGATTGAGCGAGCAACATAATGAGGCGATCAACAACGGGCTGATTCTTTTTTGAGACGTGCATGAGACAGAAATGAGACTGGATAGCGTTCCCACGTTCCCAGGCGTTCCTACCTTTCTTACAAACTTACCTGAGCTATATATATACCCCATATATACCTATCTCTATATTTATATATAAAACATAGGGAACAAAGGGAACATATAG